GAAACCGGAACTTCCGCCGCTCCTTCGCTACCGGCCCGGAGACTGACGTGGCAGACGAGCAACTGAACGTCGGCATCGGGCTCTCGGTCAAGGGCGCCGCGGACGCGAAGGCCGCGTTCGATGCACTGCGTGCGGGCGCCACCGAGACGGGCGCGGCGTTCCAGGTGGCCGCCGTCCGCGCCAAAGCGCTCGCCGACGCGGTCACCGCCGCGCAAGCCCTCTCGAGCCAAGCGTTAGGCATCCCGGCGCAAGCCGCTGGTGTCGTGAACGCCGAGGGCCTCGGCGCCGTCATCGTTGCGCAAGAGCAGCAGGCTGACGCCCAAGCCTACATCAACAAGCTCAAGCTCGACGCGGTCGCCGTCACCGAGGCGGAAGCGGTCGCACTGCGCGAGCAAGCCGCCGCCGCGGCAGAAGCCGGGCGTGTCGAAGCCGCCGCGGCAGCCGAGGCCGCAGCCGCGCAGGAGCGGCTCGCGGCGATCACGGCAGGCGACACGGCCGAGCTCTTTCAGCTTGCCGCCGGCGAAGAGGAGGTCGGCGCGGCAGCGACCACCGCAGCGATCGGGGCGAGCGCGTTCTTGGCACCCATGCTCGAGCTCTTCGCCGCGTTCGAGGCGTTCCGCGGGTTCAAGGACTTTGTCGATACCGGGACGCACTTCAACTCGACCATCGAATCCGCGCGCATCGGGATCGCGGCCGTCACGACCGCGTTAGGCACGCTCTCGGACGCGCAAGGCCACGTCTTGACCGGCGAGCAGGCGTTCCAGGCCGGGCTCGGCATCGCCGATAGTCAGATCGCCAAGCTGCAGGTGGACGCGCTCCGCACGGCGACCACGATGCAGGACCTCGTGGCGCGGTTCCAGGCAGCCGAGGGCGCGGGACTCCGCGCCGGCGCGACGCTCGACCAGATCCGGCAGATCGTGGTCGGCGCGAGCCAAGCGGCGGGTGCGTTAGGCGTGCCCTACGAGCAGCTCAACGCGACGCTCGTGCAACTCTTGAACGGCCACATCCGCGTCACCAACCGGCTGACCGCCGACCTCGGACTCTCGCAGCAGCAGATCCGCGCGTGGAAGGAGTCGGGCACGCTGGTCGAGCACCTGGTCGAGCTCTTCGGCCGGTTCGACATCATCGGCGAGCACGTGCAGGGGACGTGGCGCGGCATCCTCTCCAACATCAAGCAGGCGTTTCAGATCTTCACGGGCGAAGCGACGAGCGGGCTCTTCACGACGCTCGAGCAGGGCGTGAACCAGGCGCTCCACAACGTCTTCGACTTCAAGACGGGCGGCCTCACCAGCGAGTTCTCTGGCCTCGCCGAAGGCTTGCGCACCGGGTTAGGCGCCGCCGGCCAGCTCGTCGTCGATCTCATTCAGAAGATGGTGGCCGGCGCAGAAGAGCTCTCCCACTGGTTCGAGACGCATCAGGAGGAGACGGCGGGCATCGTGCGGAACGCGGTGGCGCTGGTCGAGAACATCGGCCGCGTGCTAGCGTCGGTCATCGAGATCGGCGCCAAGATCACGCTCTGGGTCACGCAGTCGGGGCTCGTCCAGGCGACCTTCCGCGCGCTGGCGGACATCACGCAAGTGATCGCGGATCACTTAGGGCTCATCGCGACGATCATTGGCATCCGCATCATCGCGAACCTAGGCGTGGAGCTGGGCGTCGCCGCCACGGCCGCCGGCGGGTTAGGCGCGGCACTCCTCGCGATGCTCAATCCGGTGACGCTGACGATCGCGGCGATCGGTGCCGCGATCGTAGCGGTGGAAGCGTTTCGGAACCACGAAGACGCCGTCCGGCGCGCCGCGGACCAAGCCAGGCAGTCGTTCATCGCGCAGAGCGAAAGCGCCGCGACGCTCACGGGCGAGTTCCGCGCGCTCGTGCGCGAGCTCGACTCGGGCACGCTGTCGTCGGAGCAGAAGCGCGCCGCGCAGCAGCGACTCAAGGACATCACCGACCAGCTCATCGCGATCTCCCCCGATTATCGCGCGGCGATCGATGCGGAGTCCGGCTCGATCACCGGCCAGGCGAAGGCCATCGAAGACCTGACCGCGAAGCGCGAGCACGACCTCGCGCAGCGAGCGATCGACGCGCAGGCACAGGTGGCGACGCTCGCCGCGCAAGAGAAGTCGCTCCAGGCGACACTCGAACAGTTAGGCGCCGAGGGCGCCGACCAGGTCGCCTTCGAGGGAACGCGCCGCGAGCTCGATCGCACCACGTCGCAACTCGAAACGGCGCGCGTCGCTGCGGACCAGCTGCACCAGGCGTTGCTGGCGTTCCGCCGCGACGAGGCCCATCCGCCCGCACCGAGCGGCGTCACGCTGCACGGGAACGTCTCGACGGACACCGCCAGCGCCAAGGACAAGACGAAGCAGATCGAGGATGCGCGGATCGAGAGCATCAAAGCGATCGCCGACGCGCAGAAGAAATACCTGGACGCCGCGCTCCGCGAGAACGAACTGAGCTACGCCGACTACTTCGCACGCCTCAACGCCATCGAGCTCACGTCGATCGATGTCCAGATCGCGGCCAAGCAAAAGCTGCTCTTCGGCACCGAGGTGCCCGAGCCCGGCGCCAAACCGCTGGCCACCGTGGACCCGGGACAGCGCGCACAGCTCATCGCCGACATCCAGAAGCTCGAGCTCGAAAAGACGGCGATCGTCGAGACCAACGCCACCAAGCGCGCCGCGCTCGAGGACGCGTTAGACAAGAAGGTGACCGAGGCGTCGGTCCAGTATCTCAAGGACACCGGGCAGGCGGCGAAAGCGTTCGCGCTGCAGTTCGATGAGCAGTATCGCGCGCTCTACGCGCGGCTCGACGCCGAGAGCAACCAGGCCGGAAAGCAGGTCATCGACAACCTCTTCCAGGCCGGGCTCGCGAAAGCGCAGGCCGAGGACTTGAAGCAGTCGGTCGAGCAGGCGCTCAAAGCGCCGGAAGCGCAGGTCAAAGAGATCCAGCAGCTGGTGAAGACGCACGCGATCGACGAGGAGCGGGGGCGCAACCTGGTCATCGCCGCGTACCAGCGCGAACTCGCGATCATCGAGCAGGCGTTAGCGAAAGCGCGCGAACTGGCGGCGACCGAGGCGCAGCAGCCGGGCGGCGTCGCGCCACAGACAGCGGCCGAGATCACGGACCTGCAGCAGAAGGCCGCGGCGGTGCGCGACGCGTTGGCCGAGATCCAGCAGGGCGCGCAGCGCGTCAAGGTCGAATTCGCGCAGGGCATTTCCCGCGATCTCGCGACGTTCCTCACCGAGACCGTCGAGAAGGCCCACACGGCGCGGCAAGCGTTCAGCGAATTCGGCGCGTCGGTCATCGAGACGGTGCAGCGCATCATCGCCGCGCTCATTCAGGCGAAGATCGAGCAGGCTATCTTGGGCTTGTTAGGCGTCGGCCAGTCCGCCTCGAGCGGCGCCGATGCGGGCGGATCGGCATCGTCGGGGCTCGCCGGGTTCGTGGCCGGACTCGCGGCGCACGGATTCGCCGGCGGCGGCATGGTCTCGGGTTCCGGTGGCCCGACCGAGGACAGCGTGCCCGCGATGCTCTCGGCCGGCGAGTACGTCGTGCCGGCGCACGCGGTGAGCCGGTTAGGCGCCGACTTCTTCGACACCGTCGTCACCGGCGCGCGCATGCCGGCGCCCGTGATCGGGCGGCAGCACTTCGCGTCCGGTGGCCTTGTCGCCGTCGGGCCCGTCGGTGGCCACGCGCCCCGCGACACGCAGCCGACCCATCTCCGCATCGAGCTCGACCAGGGACTCATCCTGAGCACGATCAGCTCCGCGCCCGGGCATAAGGTGATCGTCGAGGCGATGCAGAAAAATCCGAGCGCTGTGCGCCAGTCGCTCAGGCTCCCGAGCCAGCCCTAACCGGAGTACGCGAGATGAGCACGTCCGCCTTCACCGACCAAGCGAAACAAGACTTCCTGAACGGCGTCCACCAGCCGACGGACGTCTACAAGATCGCGCTCTATACCGCGGCGGCAGCGAACGACAAGACGCTCACCGCGTACACCGCGACCAACGAAATCTCGGGCGCCGGCTACGCGGCGGGCGGTATCGCGCTCACCGGCTTTACCGTCGGCATCTCGGGTGACACGGCCTACATCACGTGGTCGACCAACCCGTCGTGGCCGAGTGCCACCTTCACGGCGGCGAGCGCCGTCATCTACAACAGCACGCGCTCGAACAAGGCCCTCGCCGTGATCGACTTCGGGGGCTCCTTCAGCGTGACCGGCGGCACGTTCACGGTGCAGCTCCCGGCCGCGGGCTTGAGCGCGATTCTCCGCATCGCCTAACGCATGCCGACGACCGTTACTCCCTCGGGCGTCCAGGCGACCAGTGCGTTAGGCACGGCCGTCGAGGTCGCGCTGGCGCTCGCCGCCGGCGTCCAGGGGCAGTCCGCGATTGGGCGGGTCGGGCTCGCGGCGACGTCGGTGACCGTTACGCCGGCTGGCGTCGCGGTGCTCGCCGCACTCGGCGCGCCGACGCCCAATCCGCAGCCACCGGTCTTTCTCCTCGCGCCCAACTGGTCGTCGCCGGTCGAGCTCGTGAGCACCTGGCGCACCGACGTGCTGCAAGGTGAGGACGGCACCGAGCAGCGCGTGAGCCAACGCGCGGCGTCGGCCGATCGCATCCGGTTCGGCGTCTCGCTCATGGATCAGGGTGAGGTTGGGATCGAGCGGCTGATCCTCGCCGGCGGTCAGGACGGCCGTGTGCTCATGCCGCGGTGGTGCGACGCCACGGCGCTCACGGGTGCGGTGGCGATCGGCGCGACCTCGATTCCCTGCGATACGACGGACCGCGCGTTCGTTGCGGGCGGCCAGGTGCTCCTCTGGCGCCGGCAGGCGCAGCTCGCGGAGGTGCGGCTTATCAACGCGGTCTCGCCCACGGCGATCGACATCACGGGCGACGCGGCGACGATGGCGTGGGCCTTCCCGTCGGATACGCTGGTGGTGCCCGTTGCGCCCGCGCGGCTCGTACTGCCGCTCGCGCGCACCTACGTCGGCGGCGTGTTAGTTGACGTGAAAGTCGAGGCGGAATACGAGATCGAGCAGCCGCCGGCCTTGGGCCCGACCGCCAGTACCGCCGTCACGATCAGCATCGGGCTTGACGAAGGCGCGAGCAACATCTTCCGGCCCGGCGCCTACATCGTGGCGCACGCCGAGGTGCGGGACGCGGACGATCTCGAGATCCCCGAAGCCGTCGTCGTGTGGAGCGTCGACGATCCCTCGATCTGCACGGTGCAGTCGGTGGGGATCTTCGGCCATCAGGCGATCGTGCGCCGCATCGATGCCAGCCTCGTCACGTCGACGACGCTCCACGCAACGAGCGGCGGCGCGAGTGCCACCGCCATCGTGGGGCCCTGATGCAGGGCGCGCCTCCCTTCTCCTATCTCGGCTTCGACGTGCTCGCCTGGGTGCCCGACGGCGTTCAGGGGAAGTCGGGCTCGTGGGAGACGCCGCTCGAGCGGCTCGACGTGCCGTCGGGTGCCTTCGCGGTCACCGCGCCAGCGCTGCATCCGGTCCACGGCGCCAAGATGATTTACCGCTCGCAGTCGCGCGACGTGGACCACGCGCCGCTCTGGACGTGGATTCAGAGCCGCGTGGGGCGACTCACGCCCTTCTGGTGCCCGACCTTCCAGCGCGACATGGACGTGGTTTCAACGACGTTAGGCACGCTCACGGTGACGGCCGTGGGCTACGCCGCACGCTTCGCGATCGACCCGAGCGCCAACTACCTGTACGTGTTCAACAGCAACGGGGCCAACGCGGCGACCGTGCTTGTCACCGGCGTCGTCAATAACGGCGACGGCACCGAGACGATTACCTACAGCACGAGCGTGGGCGATCTCGGGAGCACCGGATCCGCCGTCGCCATCCTCCTCGCGGCGGACGGCATCTCCATGCTGCTCTTTTCGCGGCTCGGCGAGGACGCGATCACGCAGCAGTTCTACACGACGGAGCTCATCGACACGGAGCTCGCGGTCACCTCCATCCTGAACGAGCAGCCATGAGCTTCCTCTCGCTCGAGCAGGCTGGCGGGAAGCCCGTCGAGCTCTTCGTGTTCCAACAAGGCACGAACTACTGGCGCTACACGGACGGCCAAGCGCCGGTCACGGTCAACGATCTCACCTATCAGCCAGCGGTGATCGCGCGCGGCGAGCAGTCGGACAGTCAGGAGCGTGCGCAGGCCACGATCACGGTGACACTCGATCGCGCGCTGCCGGTGGTGCGCGGGATGCTCTTCGGCTCGCCCTTCTATCGCGTGAGCACCGTGGCCGTGTTCCGCTTTCAGCCTGGCGCGACGGACAAGGCGCTCATCGGCCGCGGCCAGATCTCAGGCGTGCGGTTCCGCGGCACCACCGTCGAAGTGACGATCTCGCACGCGGCGAGCTTGCTGCAGCGCCCCGTGCCGAGGCTCACGTATCTGCCGACATGCAATCTCATGACGTACGACGCCTACTGCGGGATCGATCCAGCGGCGTTCACGTTCAACGGCACGGTGGCGAGCGTGCTCGCGCAGAACGATCCGTTAGGCTCGCCGGACGGCCCATCGGTCACCGTCACCACGAGCGGCGCGCCCTCGGAGTTCGCGACCGCGGGCTACTTCACGGCAGGCTTCTTCACCTTCCAAGGCCAGCCGACCTTTCTCATCGCGCACACGGTAGCGAGTGGCGTCGCGCTCTTAGTCGCGTTAGCCGCGATCCCGGCCGGCGTCGCGCCGGGGACCGTGCTCGCGTTTACCGCGGGGGACGATCACTCGTACGAGACGTGCCTCCAGAAGTTCAACAACCTGGCGCACTTCCTCGGGTTCCCGTTCATGCCGACCAAGGACCCGTTTACCCAGGGACTCCGGTAAGGCGATGCATTTCCTTCTCCTCCTCGCGATCCAGATCGTTCTCTCGGTCGCGGCGTCGCTGCTCTTTCAGCCCAAGAGCCCCAAGGGGAATCCGGTCACGCCGCCGACCACGGACCCGACGACGCCCATCCCCGTGCTCTTCGGGCGCGCTCTGTTAGGCGGCAATGTCATCGCGTTTTTAGGCTATCGCGCCTCACCGATCCACCAATACTCCGGACCATTCGGGATTACGCAGCAGACGGTGGGCTACCACTACGCAGCATCGATGGTCGTGGGCCTCTGTTTAGGCCCGGTCACCAAGCTGTGGGACATCGTCGCCGACACGGGCCAGCGTTTGTCCACGGTGCCCTCGCGGCAAGAGGTCACGGGGTCGACCGGCGATTGGGAGACGGGCATCACGGAGACGTTCGCGACCGTCGACGCGGTGACGCAGCAGTCGGGGCCGCAGAACCTCCCGTTCGACGTCGGGACGGCCTGCGTGCTCGACGCCGACGAAGCGGGCGACATGGGCTTTACGCTGAGTGCGCCTAACCTGTACGGCGGCGACGCGATCGGCGGCGGCGTGAGCGGCTCGATCCACTTCTTCCCCGGGACGCGCCAGCAGCCCGCGTCGGCCTACTGGTCCACCTTCCCGCTGGCCTCGATCCCCGGCGCGTCCTACACCGTCGACGCGAGCGGCAACGTCACGGTGCAAGTGTTCTTCCGCCGGAACATTGCGGCGATCCGCTACGCGACGAGCATCGTGGCGCCGCCGGACTTTACCGACGTGTCGGGCGGCACGCTCATCACGCAGGCGCCGTGGCGCTTCACCTTCTCGTCGCTCTCGATCGGGCAGGTGCTCTACGTCGGGATTATCGGCTACACACAGGGCGGCACGCCGAGCCCCCTGGCGTCGTTCTCGGTCACGTTCACCGGCGTCGCGGCGAGCGGGCAGCCGTTAGCAACAGGCGCCGCAGGCTCAACGATCACGCCGCCCAACTACGCGAACCTCTGTTACATCGTCTACGAAAACACGATCCTCTCGCAGAGCCCCTACCCACGGCCGCTCTCGTTCGAAGTCGAGCGGATCCCGGCGCCAGCGTTGGCGCTCATTCCCGCGACGACCGACGGCGACGCGCATCCCATCGCGATCCTCTACGAGCTGCACACCGACCGGCTCTGGGGGCTCGCGATGGACGACGTGGAGCTCGATCTCGCGGCCTCGTGGCAGGCTGCGTCCAACGCGCTCTCCGAGTTCGGCACGGATGTGCCGATGTATCTGAGCGGCGTGCTCGATCAACAGTCGCCGGCGCAGGACTACATCGACGACATCCTCCGGACGATCGACGCCGTGCAGTTCATCGATCCGCTCTCGGGGAAACTCGGCATCCAGCTCATCCGAGGCGACTACAACGTCGGCACACTCCCGACGTTCGATGAGTCGAACATCCTGGACTGCGATTACACGCAGGCCGGGGCGTCGGAGACCGTCAACGAAGTGAAGGTGACGTTCTCCGATCGGACGCGGCTCTATCAGCCGAACCAAGTGAAGGCGCAGGACCTGGCCAGCGTCATGGCGTTAGGCCGCGTGGTCTCGGTCACCAACACATACAAGTGGGTGACGACGGAGGACCTGGCGCTCCGGCTCGCGCAGCGCGATCTCCGCGCGCGCTCGACGCCCTTGTCCAAGGCCACGCTCAAGGTGAATCGCGAAGGCTTCGCGCTCCACGAAGGCTCGCCGTTCCTCCTCTCGTGGGCGCGCGCCGGGGTCGCGTCGCAGGTCATGCGCGTCGCCAAGATTCAGCGACCGGGCCGCGACGACAGCACGCTCACCGTCGAGTGCATCCAGGACATGTTCGCGACGCCGCAGGGCGCGCCGGCGTTCACGCAGCAGCCAGCGTCGGAGCCCGGCATCGGCTTCGACAATCCGAGCGAAGGCGGCGCGCCGGAGATCCCGACCGTCAACGCGGTGCAGGGACAGAACGCGACGATC